CTAAGGCCTACACTCATTAGCATCGCATCGTCCGCGTCGGCTTGAAGTCGACTTCCGGTTACGACTGGCGTCCTCGTGGTTGTCCACTGAACGGCAATGCCTTTCCTCCCCTTCGGGAAGAGAGCATAGTTCAGATCACACCTGCGATCTGCAGAACAAGGGTATTGCAACCCTTGCATCCTAGCGGTCCGTACCTCTAGACACTGCAAGTCTTCGTTGATTCTAACATTCCCGTTAAGGGAATTCAGGATCCACGTCAACCTACAATCATCTGATAGGAGACAGTTGGGATTTACCAGATGGTTATTAGTCCACCCAATCCAACTATAACGCGACGTAATGTGCTCGCGTAGGAACCGTATCGTTTTTCTACATACAGAACGTTTATAGACCAGATGATTGTGCAAAGCAATCCACGTAAGTGGAGCTTCAACATCATCCGAGCTAAGCGACGCTCTAAGCCTAACCGGTGTCACGACATGTCCGCTTAAAGCATCCATGCCGCAAGATTCCCGGAACAGCCCTGTACTGTACGATTTACGAACATTAACCTTGAGGTTGCTAGCCTCAAGCGCTTTCACTACTCCAGCATAATACTTAGAACCAATAATCACATCATCACCAAACACCCTCAAGTTTGATCTCGCGATCAAAGAAGGTATTGACTTGTATAAGCGCTTGCGCGCAGACACATAAGCAATGTCATGACCCTCCTGTAATGATACAGAAGCTAAGCATAACGCAAGAACCGCTAAGGTTAGACACGGGAAACAAGTCCCCGCGCCCATAGGGGCAAACATAGACAGCTTGTGAAGCCGCCCACTATGCTCACGCAAGTGATTCCCCTGAGGGAAAACCACGTGCGACGGTCGCGATCTCGCAAGCACAAGATAGTGCTCACGATGGAATCCGTAGGATACCAATGCTAACGGTACCCTATCTGACGCGTCGGAGAGGTCTGCAGTGCAGACATCACGATTAGCCGATGCCGCAAGAGCAGCCTCCTGAGAAGGAGTCTGATCGAACGGGTCGAACGCATCCTTAAACAAACTAGACCCAAACCACTCGTTTATCGCATTCGCTATCCCTATTTGGCAGAAGACTGCCTCCTTGGGATTTATGAATACGCCTCGTGGCCCTCTGTAGTCCTTAGGAACCAGAGTTAGCCTCGCTTTGATATAATCTTCACGAAACCAACTAACTGGTCTTTTATATGAACTGACCGCATCCCTACTCAAGGGACCGTCGTCGCTACTCTGTATATGTGAGACATCGCCATTACTGGGTAGTCTAACATGGAGGAGTGGGCTCGCTAAGAAATCGAGCTTACAATCCTCAACATAGTCGCTTGCGTTCCAGTACATCGAAAGATTGGCAAAAAACCAATCTTGTGGGTATTCTAACGCTAACGAACGGAACTCCGTGTTAAAGGAGTTTTTGTCCGCACCTACTGCTTTACAGTAGACTGCTCCTGGGCCGTGTTGACAATAAAGTTCAACACCCGACCTACTAAGGTCCAAGCCTCTGGTGGCATAGCGCAATATAGAACGAAACATAGGGAACAAAGGGTTACCTTCGTCCCGACGCCACGCTCTTGTTTGCTTTTCCGTCTCGATGAATTTTGAGACATATTCGTATTCCTGTAGTTCTGATGGTTTTTCTTTCACTTTTAGAACGAACGACAACAATTGATACAAGTCCCTGAAAGAGACAACATATCGCATACTGTGCCGGCACTCCCATTGCAGATTTTCAAGAAGCCCGAAGGGGCACTTGAATTCGCGTTGGAAGTTTGAACAGAAAGCCTTTTGGGCCGTCTCGTACGTTCCATAGTTTTCTATCTGGACTAGTGTCAGAAGCTCGCTACGCAAGCCTCCATACACCTTCGGATCACAAGGAGTGATTCGGGAGCAGTCCAGGTCCGATGTCAGGCAGTCGAACAGATATATATCCGATTTGTTCATAGAACATCCTATACATTAGTACGCCCTAACAGGGCGACACAAACAACTCCCACAAACAGACTAAGAGCTCGAAGTTTCCCTCGAGACGTACCTCTTAGACGAGCCTAGCATCAATACTCACCACGATAGATGGCGCCAAGACTCGGAAGAGTCGAAAGCGTACCACCGGTGGAGGTGAGTCCCCCGATCAAGACAGCCGCAGCTGCCAAGAACTCCGCCTCAGTAACACCCGCAGGGATTTCGGCCGTCAATTTAATGACGATGCCTACTTCCCCTATCGGATTAGACAGGGCGTCGACACGTGTCAGGGTTTGATTGAGCTGCACTAACGACTTCTGCGTCGTATTCTTTCCTCCCCGAAGGGAATGAGAAATACGAAGCGTAGTCGGAGACAAACTACCTAAGGTAGAATTTGCCCGCATATGATTATTCGGATTGGCGTCCGCGATACGCTCGAAAACTCGAGCGGTCGTGAGCACTGAACCGGTTACATTCGCGAGTACGATTGGTTGGATAGACAGGGAATCATTCATGACTTTAAACGGTTAACTACCGTCGGAGTCCCAAAGCTATAAGTACACTCAAATAAACCTTCTTTATGGAAGGCTGGGATGGACCTAGCATTTTTACCAGCCCTGGGGAGGCTGTAGGTACGCGATAGTAACGTTGCGACCTTTCACGTGATTCAACAGGCTTGAAAACAAACCTGGCCCTATCACTGCCGTCAAGGCCCACATCACTCATGCGAGTGCGTGGTTTAACAGCAGACCAATAATATCCGTCTGCTTCTATCTCTATACTGTCCTTACAGGACCACGACCAGTCAAATGAAAACTGATCGGTCGTACGAAGAAACAAAGCATCCAAGAAATCATCAGAACCTAAGACCCAATCCAACATAAACGAGAAGGGCACCATAGCCCAAGCGTTGCCTAGTTGACTCGGACCTAAGGCCGCAGTAGCCTTTTTCTGTAGTTCCCAATAGGCGTCTGAAACACCCGGGGGACGTAACATTTTGACCCTGCACGAACGGATCTCCAGATTCTTGACCATACGAATGGCAGAGCACTCACGTACACTGCCAATAGCGGATGACACACGAATCTGTTGCGACGTAGACGACTTTCGAGCGCTGAAGGTTCTTCCTCTTGCGGGGAAGGCTTGTAAGCCCTTAGTCAGTTCACGGTTTATTTTGTTAATGTCGTTTATAGTAGGCATTATGCCAAACGACCATGTCAGCTGTCCCTCGCGACCCGCGTCTAGAATGTAGCCAAGCCTTCGCCTGACTTCCTTCAGTTCGCGTTTTGTCAGAGCATAACTATTACTAGCTATGCCTAGCGTCTTTGCAGATCGGATCTGCAGGTCTTTAAACACTGACTTAACAAACGGTACAGCACCTTTAACTAGATGTCGCCAGTTGCCTTGATAGACAACGGCTCCAACAGAAGTTGCGATCTGAACCAACGTTTTTCTAGTGCCCGATGCAGTTAGCAGTTTTAAAAGACTGCTGCGTGCATTGAACATTTTGAATAGCGTTGGAAGTTCGCGTGCTTCCCACAAGGAATTAGCCGCGGCAAGCTGGGATAAACCAGACATCACCTTACGAACCAACTCCCTATCCAATGTAGTCCTGTCCACAGGAAGAGCAGGCAATGAAATCGCCTGATTCTCTATGATCCAAGAACCCGAATTACGATACAAGCTCCTAAGGCTAAGCCAAGGGTTGTAATCGGTGTACGTGCGATAAACGAAGTCCGCCTTCGGAACATCTAAATCTGTACGACCGGTTCGTCTCGTAATCGTGTTATTAATACGCGTAGTCAGCTCTGGTTCCGAAACCACACACTTAGTGTGCAATACTTCACCAGTTCTGACGAACAGCGGGGTTTCATCGCTGATCGTGGAGATGTCCATGATCGGCCCGACGCTTACGAGTCCACCGTTCGGCGCACTTGGTGCGGGCCCAATGGGCCCACCCCAAGTAATCGCAGAACCGTTAGGACTCAGACCATTAAGACATTCAACAAATAATCGAGTGGACCCTTGATAAAGGATCGTCCTCGATTTGTCGAACGTCCTGGTCCTAGTAGTCGGCATAACGTATTAAAATATCTGCACAAGCAGACGCTCTTCAGCGCAG